ATGACGACGATATACAACTTTGAAAAAGGTAATTTGAGGATTACCGGTTAAATAAACATCCTGAGCACCATAAGCTACTAGTTGAAGAAGACCACCACCCATTTACGCTATATTCTTTATACTATTAGTGGAGAAAAAAAAAGAAGATATTATTATACACAAACTATTATTATTATAATATGAAAAAAATAATGTAGAAAAAATTAATTGGAATAAGCGAGACCACCCATACCAGATAATATGCGGAGAACGTTGTAATTAACAGCATATACATGTAATAATGTGTTAGCTGGGTCTGGTAATACTAAACCATTTAAGTTTAATACAGCAGTATCAATACGAGACATATTGAGAGTACCACTTGGTTGATGTTCTTCTGGTTTAAGAGCAAAGGAATATACGTTGATACCAGGGTTGCCAGGAACATTTTCGTGATGTTGATATGGTTGTACTAAATTGAAATAAGAACCAGGGCGTTCAGCAAAACGATCATTGCCATTTAATACTAATTTAGCAGAACCAATTGGATTTACAGTGTTTACAGCACTGCGAGCTGCATACCATGGCTCAGCATTGGCAGCAGTTGTAGTGAAGTTAAACCAGTTATTGTTATTATCTTGATCGGCACCAATAGTCCAAGTAGTGAACCAGTATAATTCTTTGCACGGATGGTTGAAAGATAATTTTGGTTTAGCTTGGGTTCCAGAAATAGATTCAGTACCAGTGAATTGTAATTGTTCAATTAAATATTCATGGGATAATTGGGCAAAACGTCTGCGTTCATCGGTATCAAGGAAGATGTAATCTACCCATAATGAAGTAGCACCAAGATCACCAAGAGCATCAGCAGTACTTTTGCATTTATCAGCAGTTTGGAATAAGATGTTTACTTTGACTTCGTGATATTGAAGAGCAATTAATGGAAGAGCTAAACCTACATTGCGGCAGAACCAGAATTCAAGTGGTATGTATAATTGGTCATTAGTAGTAGCACTTAATACACCACCATCACCACCTACCATTTTCTTGTAGCCATCACGTTTGGATACAGGTAATGATAATTCATTCCATACATACATCCAGTGGGAATATTGTTTGTCAATCTTTTGACCACCGATTTCAAGTTCTACATAGTCAACGAGACGTAAGCCGAAATAGGGACATACTTCTTCGGTTTCAGCAGACATATCAACTGCTAAATACATGCGGTGGATTAAATCACCATTGCGAGAGATTTGGCAAGTTACACGGTTGCCATATCCTGGATTTCCGTTGAAAGTTTGTTGGATAGCTTCAATAGCGAAGTTAGTATGACGACGATATACAACTTTAAAAAAGGTAATTTGAGGATTACCAGTTAAATAAACATCCTGAGCACCATAAGCTACTAGTTGAAGAAGACCACCACCCATTTACGCTATATTCTTTATACTATTAGTGGAGAAAAAAAAAAGTCTAATATTACACAAAAGACATTACATTATTATTGTTATAATATATTGAAAAATAAAACATATAATTGAATAATTTAGTTGGAATAGGCAAGACCACCCATACCAGATAATATGCGAAGAACGTTGTAGTTAACAGCATAGATATTGATGCCACTGTAATCTATGGCCGATTCACCACCAGCATCTCTGTCAATAGCACCTTGCATTTTATCAACAGTATTAACCATGAGAGTGGCAGTGTCAATACGAGACATATTGAGAGTACCACTTGGTTGATGGTCTTCGGGTTTAAGAGCAAAGGAGTATACGTTGATACCAGGGTTGGCAGATACGTTGGTGTGATGTTGATAAGGTTGTACTAAATTGAAATAAGAACCTTTACGTACTGCGAAACGATCGTTGCCATTTAATTGTAAGATGGCATCAACAAATGGATTCTTGGCAAGAGCCGATGGTGTAACAACAGTATTATCTTGAACATCCATATCAGAGTAATCATACCATTTAGTATTGCGTTTAGTTGTACCTTTGGCTTTGGCGACCCATACTAATTCTTTGCATGGGTGGTTGAAGTTAAGTTTGACGCGAGTGCTGCCAGTGCCAAGAGTTTCAGTACCGGTGAATTGTAATTGTTCAATTAAATATTCATGGGATAATTGAGCAAAACGTCTGCGTTCATCGGTATCAAGGAAGATGTAATCTACCCATAAAGATATATCTTTAAGTTCAGGGAAATTGCTAGCAGTGGCACCTGTAGCACCAGCAGATGTTACAATGCAATTAGATTTTTGTTCAAATTCAATTTTAACTTTGACTTCATGGTATTGAAGGGCAATTAATGGAAGAGCTAAACCTACATTGCGGCAGAACCAAAATTCAAGAGGTACATATAATGTAGTTGTTGTCGCAGTAGATACTGAACCAGTAGTGTCACCATAATCAGCACCTACCATCTTGTCATACGCATAGCGTTTGCCAGTTGGTAAAGATAATTCGTTCCAGATGTACATCCAGTCGGAATAGTGTTTATCAATTTGTTGACCACCAATTTCAATTACAACAGATTTTAATAAACGAAGACCTAAGTAGTTAACATATGTATCAGTACCGGCTGTCGCAGAAGGCACATCTACTTGGAGATACATGCGGTTGATTAAATCACCGTTGCGAGAGATTTGGCAATTTACAGTGTTTCCATAACCTGGATTTCCATTGAAAGTTTGTTGGATAGCTTCAATAGCGAAGTTAGTATGACGACGATATACAACTTTGAAAAAGGTAATTTGAGGATTACCAGTTAAATAAACATCCTGAGCACCATAAGCTACTAGTTGAAGAAGACCACCACCCATTTACGCTATATTCTTTATACTATTAGTGGAGAAAAAAATATAAATTACTACGCGATTAAAATTCTAATATAATACATATAAAACTTTATTTTAATAATTTTATTATATATGATGTTTAAAGAAAAATCATCAAAAAAAAAAATAAATACTGATACAAATGAAACTTATACTCTTGATGCCATGCATAATAATATGATTAAAAAGTTTGAGAATACTGATAAAGAATTATCTTATTACAATAATTTATTAAATGAATATGAATCAAGTTCTAATATTATATTTAACGAACTAAATAAAGAATCCGATAAAGACCTTGCTAATATATTATGGAGTAGTAATATTGATTTACGTGAAAAAATTATTGATACAAAAAATAAAATTAAAGAACTTAATAATAATTTTGATGAAATAGAATATTATAAAAATACTAGTTATATTTTATTTCAATATTATGATACTGTTGATAAACAGTCGCATATTAATAATGCACTTGTTGGTAAAAATAATATAATTAAGTCATCTTTTGATTTACCAATAAAACAAAGTAGAGCTTCCTATAAAAGCGAATATAAAAAGAAAAAAGCTATGTCATCACACAATACTATAAATGTATTAGATGCTTTAAATAATATTAACAATAATCCCGAAAATGAAGATAATTCTCATAATTCTAACATAGAAAATAATGATAGCACAAGTGAAAATGCAAACAATGAAGTAACAATTGAAGATAAAAGTACATTAGTTGATAAGTATATGTCAATCATAAATAAAAAGTATGTTAGAAATGTTGAAGATGATAATATTGAAATATGTAAAGAGTGCAAAAGTCAAATGATTTGTTTACAACAAGATGCAATAATGATATGTAATACTTGTGGTTACCAAGAGTTATTATTGGTGGAACAAAATAGACCTATACTTAAACAAAATACCAAGGATACTTCGCATTTTTGCTATAAAAGAATTAATCATTTTAGAGAATGGTGTAATCAAGTGCAAGGTAAAGAAAGTACCGATATACCAGATGAAGTATTTGAAAAAATATTAGCGGAAATCAAAAAAGAGAAAATAGTTGACCTTAAAACGATTACTTATACTAAAATGAGGGATATTCTCAAAAGATTACGTATAAATAAATATTACGAACATATTAATTATATTATAAACAGAATTAATGGTATACCTACACCGCAATTTAGCCCCGAGTTAGAAGAAAAACTATGCAGTATGTTTAGAAGTATTCAAGCACCTTTCTTGAAACATTGTCCAAAAGATAGAAAAAACTTTTTATCATACAGCTACGTTCTTTATAAGTTTTTTCAAATATTGGGTCTAGACGAATATCTTAAATACTTTCCTTTATTAAAAAGTAGGGAAAAGCTTTATGTTCAAGACCAAATATGGAAAAAAATATGTATAGATTTAAATTATGAAATTATACCTTCATTATAATGCTTTAAAATCCCATTGGAAATCCTACCAAACTAAATCCAGCACCTAATCCAACCCCTTGTCTAGCACTTTGTGATATTACAGGTGATAGCAAATCTAATATTGAGAATGTGCATGCTGCTGTTAAGGCCAATAGCCATATTTCATTCCATTCTAATTTATTTTTTGGCAATATAATTGCTATGAATGCAACAACTAAACCTTCAAATAAATATTTCATTAGTCGGGATCCAGCCTCCGAATAATCAAATTTATAGTTCATTGTTTAATATTATTTCATATTTTTTTTAAAAATATATAAGATTATATTTATATAAAATATTATAGGAAATATGACAACAGTAACAGATAAAAAAATTGAATTAGTTGACCCAAGAGTTGAGGATCATTTAGACGAAGACAAGCCAATTAGAGGTCAAAAATATGTTCTCTTATCATTTGTAAGCCCCGAAGATGTTATTATTAATAAAGAAGCACTATTTTTTAGTAAATTTATTGAAAGCTTTTCTACAAATGTTAAAGAAATCTTTGGTTCTATCAAGGAAAAATATCCAGAAACAAAAGATGTAATTGATAGCATTAGCGATAACCACAAATATATCTTTGACGCAAAAGAAATGGACGAACAATATAAGTTCTTTAAATCTGTAAAAGGGCAAGAAATAGAAGCTAAATATCATGCGGATAATAAGGGTATCACATCAATTCGTGGTGTAAAAGTTCGCGGTTGTTTTGAAACTATTGAAGAGGCTAAAACACGCAGCGAATTCTTAAAAAAATTAGGTGATAAATTTCATATTTATGTTGGAGAAGTAGGGTGCTGGTGTGCATGGGCACCTGATCCTGAGTTTATCAAGGATATAGAATATTCAAATACTCAATTAAATACTTTAATGAAGGAATATAAACAAAACATGGATGATAAAGATGCTGTATTTGAAAGTCGCAAAAATAGTATTGTCGCTGCATCACAACAACAGGCAGGTGAACCTGTGGGTGAACCAGTAGGTGCCGATACATCTTCTTCGCAAACACCAAGTGATGCACTAAATGATGAAATTACCGATGATACAAATGTTGAACTCACAAGCATCAAAGAAAGCATTGAAAATGTTGATGTATGGAGTGAGCGTAAACAAGAACAAAAATAAATAATTCATTTATTTAGAGTTTATTATTAAATAATGAAAGCAATTGCTATATTTATATTATTTATAGGTTGCTTACTAATTGTACAAGGTTATCATAATAAAAAAAAAATATGTAAAAAAGATAAAGTAATTGTAAAATATGTTCCTAGAACTATTTATGAAGATCAAATGAAACCGGCTGAAAGTTTACAGACATTTTATAAAGGGATGTTTGATGATATTATGTTGCCACGTTAAAATATTTATTTTTATCCTCAATATTATTAAATGGAAATATTAAGAAGTATTAAAAAAAATATAATTGATATAACTAATGCAAATAATGATATAGATGCTGATATGTTAAAAAAAAATATTAAATCGTATTTTGAAAAAATAGCTGATAAAGAAAATATTAATAATATGAAAAGAGATAGATATTATGAGGAATATGAAAACAAAAGAGTGGTGCAACATATTAATTATGATAATTACTTGCGTGAAAAAGCCGAATTAATGGAAACTTTTAAAAATGATAAAACAAAAACTGCTTTACATAATTATTTAAAATTAAAGCCACCTAAATATGATAATTTAACACTATATTCTTATTTAGATGTTAAAATTGAACAAGAAAAACCTGTTGTCAAAGATGATAAGCCAGCTGCTAAAAAAGAAGTAAAGCCTGATGTTGTCAAAGATGATAAGCCTGTTGCTAAACAGTTGGATAAATGCACACCTGCTAAAAAAGCAGAATGTGAGAAAAAAGGTAAAAAATGTAACCCTGATTCTGGTAGATGTGTGAAAGCAGATAAACCTGCTGCCAAGGTAGAAGACAAACCTGCTGCCAAGGTAGAAGATAAACCTGCTGCCAAGGTAGAAGACAAACCTGCTGCTAAGGAAGAAGATAAACCTGCTGCCAAGGTAGAAGACAAACCTGCTGCTAAGGAAGAAGATAAACCTGCTGCCAAGGTAGAAGATAAACCTGCTGCCAAGGTAGAAGATAAACCTGCTGCCAAGGTAGAAGATAAACCTGCTGCAAAGGTAGAAGATAAACCTGCTGCCAAGGTAGAAGACAAACCTGCTGCTAAGGAAGAAGATAAACCTGCTGCCAAGGTAGATAAATGCACAGAAGCAAAAAAAGCAGAATGCGAGAAAAAAGGTAAGAAATGTAACCCGGATTCTGGTAGATGTATAAAGAAATAAATATAAAGAATATTAATAGACAATGATGAGAATATTCAATATAAATTGGTATAGTTTTTTCATAGCATTTATACTTGGTATCTTTTATGTATATATTATTACAAAAGATAGAAAACATATAACTTTTAATGATATCAGTAAAAATGTATATATAGATGAACATAATGATTGCTATAAGTTTGATGTAATCAATGTGAATTGTTTTGATAATGTTGATTATCCAATGCCATTTATTTAAAATAATTTATAATATTAGTCAATATGCAAAAATCCAAATTGAATTATATAGTTGAAAGGTTATTTTATGATAGTACAGGACAGATAATAGTAAGTGTAATATTTGGTCTATCAGCTGCATTATTGTTATTTTATGCGCCAATTAAAATAGTTGATACTGTTTTTAAATATAATAATAAATGCTATATACTTAATAGAAATAAAGTAAAATGTACGGATAATGCAATAACTTTATAAATTGCGTTATAATACTACTTTTCTTAATATAATATATCATTAGAGATCAATGTCAACGCCTACATCAACTTTAAATGGTAATACAAAACAAACTAATAACAACGATATTAATGACCCTGTTGTTCAAGATGTGTTGAATGAGTTCCGCGACGAATATAGTTCTAAAAATAAAAATGCAACTAGTAGTATGATCCCTGATTACGAAGATGAAGTTGTAGAATATCCACCGGATGATAATTATCCACCACCTCCTCCACTAAATAGAAGACCAGAATATAATGTATCTGATAAATATCCTCCATCTCAAAATAACAAAAACGATTCAATAACAAACATTGATATGGAATTAGTAAAAAAGAATTTAATGATTGTTATTATAGTATTACTAATACATAATACTGGATTGATGGCAACCGTTTATGAGAAAATGCCAGAATATTTACATGAAAATTTAAACTCATATGATATTCTAATTAAAGCACTTTCATTATTTATAATATTATATGTGTTATCGCTATTTAATTACATTTAATATTTATAAGAATAGTTAATTATTTGGTCGCTGCTTTTTTTAAGAGATGAACTACTAAAATATTTATAAACAAAAAATACACCTATAAAAAATGTTAAAAATATGGTGAATATTGTTGTGCCAAATAATATAGTATATGATGTCAAATCATAATTTTTTTTATTCATAACAACTAATGATATTATGATCACTGTATAAAGTATGATAATTATTGAGTAGATGATTATAAATAAATACATGTTTTCACCAGTATTATACCCCCATAGTAATGCTATTACCACAACTACACTCAATACAGAATATCCAAATAAGGTAAATGTTTCTTTCACAACTTCATCGTTTTGATTTTGCGATACAAATTTTTCATTTGCCATTATAATTATCTAATAATTCAAGAGATTATTTTAATTATGCAATGGTTCAAATTGTAAGCTCCCATAATAAATATCATAATTATCATATCCTCCAACATGTAAATCACTATCATTTAATCCTTGTGATTTATATAATGGTCTCGCATCTTTATGTTCAACTCTTAAATCTCCTATTTCATTATTATAATTACTATCATCAATCACATTATTTTGTGCAGCAAAAAGGTCTTGGTCTGTTATGTATGGTTTCAAACCATAATCATCCACATTATTTATTTCTTTTAAAACTATACTAGTTTTTTCAGGATTTTCTAATTTACATCTATCATCTTTTTTATCGCATTTTTTTTCTGCTTCTTTTGCCGCTTCTTTTTGCATTTCTTCAAGTTTAATTCTGTTTTTTTCTTTTATTTCAGCATTATAAATCCTAAAATATACAATTAAAAGAGCAAATGTTATTACAAATCCAGTTATATTGTCAACTGCCATTAAAATCAATATACATAATACTGCTAAGTAAAATTGCATAAATGCATCTTTATACATTTTTTTAAAAGGGATATCATGAACTAGCATCACAACAAATAATATTACAACAGCTAATATTCTTAATGAATTAACAATCATTAGTATTTTTCACTGTATTCTATTATAATTCATATAAAAAAATGATATCATTATATTTATGTATATTGGTTAAACAATGTTATCTATTAACGGATACAGTCTCTTAAAAACATCTTTAAAGGATGGTGAATTAGTTAAAATTAAAGAGGAACTCACTATGAAACCAAGAGTTAATTTTGAATTAACAGCAAAAAAAAATAGTGATAATACATTTATTTTATATAGAGAAACCGAAAATAGAATATATATTCCAAGATATTACGGATTATGTAATTATGGATTACCCAAAGTATCTAAAATTACAGGTGGAGAGGATATTGATGTTGAGTTTAATGGTAAATTAAGAGAATATCAAATAGAACCAGTTAATAAATTTTTAGAAGCTGCTAGAAATCCTCTTAAAATGGGTGGTATCATTTCCGTTCCATGTGGATTTGGTAAAACTATCATGGGACTCTATATAGCATGTCAACTTAAAAAGAAAACAATGTTTATTAGTCACAAAGACTTTCTTAATCAACAGTTTATTGATACGGTAAAAGCATTTTCACCAAATGCAAATATTGGTATTATCAAGCAAAAAAAAGTAGATGTTGTAAATAAGGATTTTATTATTGCTTCACTTCAATCACTTTCTATGAGAGATTATGATATTAATATATTCAATGATATTGGATTTATTATTATTGATGAAGTTCATCATACGGGCGCACAAGTATTTTGTCGTGCATTCAAAAAACTACATACACCTATTATATTAGGTCTTTCTGCTACTCTTAATCGCAAAGATGGTATGCGCAAGGTATTTGAATACTACATTGGTGGTTCGGTATACACAATGAAGAAAAAAGAGTTTACAGAAGTTGAAGTACAAATACATAAGTATTATGAACCCAATATTGAATACTCGGCTGTAAAGCAAATGTGGAATGGTAAAGAAAATATAGCTGCCATGATAAATAATATATGTGCATTCAAACCACGTACAAACTATATTATTAGTGTACTGGAAAGTATTATAAAAAAGGATCCTGAAAGACGTATATTGATATTGAGCGAACGTAGAAATTTGCTGAAAGATATTGAAACGCTGATTATTGAAAAGAATATTCTCAATAAGGATTATGGGTATTATGTAGGTGGTATGAAACAATATGATTTAAATATATCAGCGGAAAAACAAATTATTCTAGCAACTTATCAATTAGCTTCTGAGGGATTTAATGTTCCTTCACTAAATACAGTAATATTTGCTTCACCTATTTCAGATATTCAACAATCTATTGGTCGTATTCTTAGAGAACGTCCAGAAGATAGAAAATATATTCCACTATGTATTGATATTCTAGATGAGTTCTCCGTTTTCAAGAGAAAAGGTTATACACGTACTAGATTTTATAATACAAATAAGTATAATATTTCTTATTATCAAGATAATGAATTAATACAATTCAGTAATACATATACTGATGATAATGATAATTCTAGTAATACAGGAGATACAAAAAAGAAACTTAAATTCATTGAAGATGACGATTAAAATATTATTTTAATATAGTAATATGAGAGATAACGAAATCTATTATATAGAAATCATATGTATTGCATTTTTGATAGTTTTTGTATTTTTACTATTTTTTAATATGTCTAAAAATACAGTACAGGAAAAAGAAAAGCCTGTGATACCCAAACCAGTATCTTTACCACCAAAGATAGATCACAGTGATGTAAAAGTAAGATGTCCTCCTAAATTGGTAAATTTATATGAACAAGATATTCCACCAATGCCTAATAAAAATGATTTAGATGTAATAAATAAAAATACTTTTAATATGTATAGCTCTAATAAAGATATTGATAATGCAAATTTCAATAAGGAAATAATTACCCAGGATACTATAAAAACACCAGAACAACGTGTATTTACACCTGAATTAGAAAAAATATATACAAACGATCTAGCTGAGAATAATAATCCAAATCTAGATTATAATCAAATTTATAACTATTCTTTGAAACCCAATAAAGGTGATTTACCAATAGCTAATGTACCACTATGTGCTCTAAAAGATAACCATAAATCTTTTAAATTATCCGATAGAATGATAATGGCTTAAAAAATGATTCAAAAGTAATGACAATTTACTTCACGATGCCCTTTTTTTCCACATATACCACATGGTTTATTTTTATATCCTTGATTATTAAAATTATTGTATCCTCTATTACTTGTTTTATATCCATTGTATCCAGAATTATTATATTTTTTTTTACAATAATTATTTTCATGGAATCTAGCGCCGTTTTCTGTATCAAATTCTTTATTACAATAACTACAACACCATACATCTTCGTATTCTGAGTCAGAAGTAGTATCTTCATCATCAATTGTATTTCCATCAATATCTGTTTTCGCATAGCAGTCTTTTACAAAATGACTATTTCTACCACATCTCGTACATAAATTCTTTGAATGCCATAGTTCCTTTTGTAATTGCAATAAAGATATATCATCTAATTCTATTGATGTATATGTTCCACCTCTAACATTTTCTATACCATATTTAGACATATATTCTTTAACATATTTATCTTCATCAAATTGTGAAGTACTCTTTATTCTTTTAATTATTGACAAAGGTTTATATTTTTTTGTCCATGCAGAACCAGTGCCATTAACATGTTGTTCATATCTTTTTTCTATATTTTGTGTTTTTCCAACATAATACTTGCTATTTTTAAGCTTTAATATATATATATATTCCATTATTCATATATTAAATATAATATCTTGTTAAGTCATTTTTAAAAAAAAGAGTAACGTGAGTACATAATTTTCTAAATCTCTTAAAATCTATAAAGTTTATAAAAATCATAGAAAAATAAAATTATGTACTCTTTTTTATATCTGATATATTTATGACATATTTTATTGTTGATTTAAAATTATCTAGAAATGTTGGGTAATATGTGTATTTTACATTATGTTTCTTACATACTCTCATAACAGTATCTTGTATATATGGATACCATGCACTAGACATACGAGGATATAAATGATGTTCTATTTGATAATTAAGCCCACCACATAAATAACCTATATATTTTCCACCATATGTTGAAGAAGTTTCTACTTGCGATTTATACCAATCTTTCTTGCTTGGAAATCTTTCAACATTTTCAAAATTATGCGATAAGGAGAATGGTATAGCAAGTGTTAATGATGCTACAACTGATGTATATAATATATATATGAGAGCCAATGCTGCATTATAATGTTTAAATTGTGAAAAACATTTTAAATATAAGTATGTTAATCTTAATATCATAGATATATCTTTTTTACTTTGAATAAATCTATTATTGAAGTTTATTTCAGAATATTTATTTACAGAATACTGTAATCCTGTAAGTATTTCAAATGAAAATATTGAAGATAACCAATATAACGAAAACATTGGTATCATATATAAATATTGATATTTTGTAATATATTTGCGGTTTGGTGAATCATAATTATAATTATGGAAAATAAAATATGGTTCCATGCTTTTTGCGTCGGGATCTCTTTTATTATCATTTGTAAAAGCATGATGTGTCCAATGCTGTTGTAGCCATAAATACTTATTGCCACCAATCAAGTCTGCGCCATGCCCCAATATATCATTCCAAAAAGGCATCTTTGTTATAGCACCATGGTTTGCATCATGCTGGACATTTAATCCTATTTGTGCCTCTGCTATTCCAAGTAATGTACATACTATAAAGCTACCACCATATGCTACATAATAATACATTAAAGCAATATAATTAATACAGTATATAATAGCTCTTAATTTAAAACCAGGTGTGGCATATATTTTATTAGGTGGTACAATTTTATTAACTTCGTGTTTTAATTCTTTTTCAAAGTCTGAACCAAATGTATATTCCTTATCATAATTAATCAGTTTACCTACAATTGGAGCCACATTTACTATATTATTGTTATGATTGGGATGTATCATTCTATATTGAACGGATACATCATTGCCTCCAAACATCTTAATTTGTTCCCCACCAGGATGTTTCCAACCATCAAGTGAATATACAACTCCGTTAATTGCTATAACATTATCAGGTAAATCACTTTCATTGTTATAAATTTCATACGTCATTTATTTAAAGAATATATACTATAAAATAGTAAATGTTTAAATATTATATAATATTTGCGTTATTGTCATTGGCTAGTGCTTTTTCTCAGTTTAATAGTATAATTTTAAAGCCTAAATATAATATCAAGAATTCTATGATAAATAAAAAAGTTAGTAATTTACAACCACTTAATAACTCAATTACAAAGTATAAATTAAATGAGCTTAAAAATAATAGATTAAAAGCAAATAACATTGTAAATTATACTGTTATTAAATACTATTTGCCTTTTCTATCAACATATAGAAAATGGAATGAAACTTGCAAGGATTGTAATACTACTTTATAAATTTTTTAATGGAATTTTTCTGCGAATTCGTTTACCTTTATAATTTTTTTTCTTAATTTATTCGCCTTCATAATTAAAACATTATCACTATCTGTTTTTAATTGTTTTTTAAGTTTATCGCTTTCATAGCAGATTTCAACTCCTTTATCAATTTGATGTATTCTATCTTCAACATAACTAGATATAAATACATTTTCTGTTAATAAATCTCGTAATTTATTTGGTTTTGTAATAATATTAGAAACATCAGTTACAGTCTTATCTTTATTTGCCTTATAATTTCTACCTAATGGATATGTTACTATTTTTATTAGATATCCAAGTAATGGCAATGGTATATTATCTGCAATACCGTATATATTTTTTTGAATATTATATGAATAATCATTGATAGAATAATCTAATAGTTTATCAATATCTTGAATATCTTTATGTTTTTTGTAATACCATAAACAAGCATATGACATATAAATGTCAGATAATATATCAGCATATCTTCCTGATATATATTCAGCTGTCTTGATTTTACCACCCATTAATAATGCAATATTTGCTGAAAAAGCAAAATTTGCAACATGACGTTTTAATTGTAATTCATGATAATCTGCTATATTATTTTTTTTATAAAATCTTAGATATATTCCATAATAAAGCGAGTGACCAAGATTTGTCAATGTATGTTTTATTATGTTAATAAAATTTTTATGAAATTTATCTTTATCATTTGTTTCAATACTTGTTATAGTATCTAGAAGATATGGATGTGAACGATTTAATCCTTGTCCAAATACTATCAATGAACGCGTCAATGTATTTGAACCTTCAACAGTTATTGCTACTGGCGTGGCAACATAATTAGATGCTAGAAAATTCATTGGTCCTTTGCATATACCAGCACCACCTAGAATATCCATACCGTGATTTACAGATATACGACCATATTCTGTACATTTGTATTTCATTATAGCAGATAATACAGGTGGTTTTTCGCCATTCATAACAATTGCATTAAATAGATTTTGAGCTGCTATTAATTTGTAATTATTACCAGCTATAACTGCTAATTTTTCTTTTACACCTTCCATCTCGGCAATAGGAATATTAAATTGTTTTCTGACGCGAGCATAGCCACCAACACCCAAGGAACAAAGCTTAGCAGTTGCTACTGACATAGCAGGTAATGATATTCCTCTACCTTCACCCAAGGATTCCATTAACATATTCCAACCAATACCACAATTTTTTTCGCCTCCAATTACACACGACATTGGAATAAATACATCATTACCTCTTATTGTACCATTCATAAAACCAATATTTAAAGGATTATGACGATTTCCAATCTCTATTTCTGGATATTTATCTTTTTCAATTAATGCCACTGTTATTCCTTCTTTACCATCAACAAGTAATTTGTTTGGATCAACTACTTTAAATGCCAAGCCAATTAATCCTGCAACTGGTGCCAATGTAATATATCTTTTAGAAAAAGTAATACGAATACCTAGCACACCATCGCGTTTTATAACATAACCTTCATCATACATAGAAGCAGCATCAGAACCCGAGTTTTCGGTTGTTAATCCAAAACAAGGTACATAGCTACCATCTGCCAATTTAGGCAAATAAGTATTTTTTTGCTCTTCTGTTCCATAATGATATAGTAGTTCTCCTGGTCCCAATGAATTAGGTACCATAACACTAACTGCACTAGCAATATTTCTACTTGCTATCTTTTCAACAATCAAAGAATGTGCATGGGCACTAAACTCCATACCATTATATTTCTTAGGAATAACTAATCCCATAAACTTGTTTTTCTTAATATAATTCCAAGTTTCATTTGATAAATCTTGATTTTTTTCTACATAATTATTATCTATCATCTCACATAAAGTATTTGTCTCATTATTTAAAAATTTTACCTCATCATCCTTCAAACTAATATTATATTTATCAACAATTTTATTAAGTTCTAAGTTACCTTTAAATATATCACCATCAATTGATACTGAACCAGAATTTAATGCTGCTTTTTCAGTTGCAGATATTTTAGGCATAATTCTCTTAACTATATTGTAAGCATACCCGGATATTATTCTATTCATACTTATCTAAATTATAATTAATTTTTTATATGAATTATCACACGTATTTTTAATTATCATCTTATTAGATTTATTCAATATAAAGTAATTTTCCTTGCTTTTTAGTATAAATCTATTAATATAATCTACTAAATCTTCTTGTGTCTTATTACTAATTTTTATGTTCAACTCTCCTAAAAATGTCTTTATTATGCTTTTATAACGCAATGTATATAAATCATTAATAGAAAGTATACCAACTAATTTATTATTTTCACTTTTTATTTTATTAACTAAATTGCTTATAATTACATTATTAATTATATTATTTGTTTCTTTAATATGTTCTGTTAAACTAAAAAACGCATCCAATTGGCTTTCATCTATAATATCACTATTATTTTTAAGGCTACATATTACAGGACGAAGATTATCTCTAATTTTACCACGAACTGACCATTTAGGAGTACTATCAAATAAATAAGGAATATTATTAATATTTGCAAATGCTATAATATCCTTTTTCTTGATATTTAACATTGGGCGCCAAAAATTAATATTGTCAATAATTTTCAATGTCTCCATTCCACATAGATTATCATAACAACTTTTATTTGTTATATTTGTAATTATATTTTCAAAACAATCGTCCTTATTATGTCCAAGTAATACATAGATATCATCACCTTCTTGTTGTAAATTATACATATCATATCTTATTTTTTTTGTTATTTCTTCATACATATCACGCAATCCATTATCGAGACAATCAATTCTTTTAATTTCTTTAATAGTTCTATATAACAACTTGACACCTAAATAATCACAATAGTAATTAACAAAATCTAATTCATCTTGTGATTCCTTGCGATTGTTATAATTAATATGAACAGCAACAAGATTATCTGTAATTTTACTGAGGATATATAGAGCAACAATACTATCAACGCCACCAGACAAAGAAACTACTATTTTGGATCTCGTATTAAGCTTGATATATTCTTGATATATTGTATTATATAGAATGTTTTCTTGAATATTGTATTCTGTATTACATGTATCTAATGATTGCTTGTCAAATATATCTTTATTCAACGCGTTCCATGATTTAGGCTGCAAATAGTAATTCAATGATTTCCTATTGATATCTTTATAAATATTATTTAATGTAGCATAAAGATATCTTTTACATTTTGCTTTATTAATATCATGAGCTTTGTTGTATAAATTAATAAATATATTGATAATTTCATAAATTTTCTCAATTCTTTTTAAATGTCTATATGGTAAATAAACAAAACATAATTCATCATATGTCAATATACTAGTATTATATATTGATAATATGTAGTCAGATAATTTAGCAGCTTTTTCAGAATATTCATCTACGTCAATTTCATAACCCAATCTTTTATAATGTCTAGGTATTTGGTCTAATAAAATAACACTTGAAATCAATGTCTCCTTGCTATAAATCTCTTTGTATTCGTATATTTGCTTTGTACTTTCAATATATCTTAAATATTTATTGCATAAATAATTATCTGTTATTTTATTTTTAGAGAACCAATAATCAGGATTGCCAAACCATTCGTGATATAGATTATTCATTGATACATATATATTAATAAAATTAACGTTATATTGTTTTTTATTTAAAAAAATGATAGATATTATATTACAATACTTCATCCTATTAATTTTAATGCAAGGTATTATTAGTTTTTCAAACAGAATTGCTTTCAATATTAAAAGTAATGACCATAAGGATTTAATATTATCGGATTTATATAATAAGTATAATATCAAAATCTTGCAAAGACATCATCATAATCTTGATAGCAATAATGTTAATTTTATATTATCTAATCATATGCTCAATTTAAGGTCAAATGGTAATAGATACTATCTTTATTTTACACTATATAATGACATTGAAATAATGTATTATATTGATAAGAAAATACATCCTGGATATCAGCGTCCTCGTATTATATTTGGACGTGGATTATTTGATAAAAAATTATTCAAGAATACTTTGCTAGATGGTGAAATGGTTAAATGTAAAGATGATACTTGGACATTTCTGATTAATGATATTGTATGTTATGAAGGTATTCATTTAAAAAATAAAACATTGCCGGAGAGATTAAATATTATTTACAATATGCTAGCTACACAATATACACCTGATAAAACAATTGATGTATGTAATTATAAAGTTAAAACTTATTATAATTTATACAAAGAATCTATTGAGGCTATACAAGAACTTGCTAAAACCTTTAATTATACTTGTCGTGGTATATATATATGGCCATTTGATTTAAAGTATAAACCTAAATTATATAATTTTGATGATACAAATATTATTGAAGTTGTTAGAAAAACAAAGGATGTCACAGAATTTAAAACTATTGAAGATATTACAAAAACCGATGAAGTAGTAATTGAGAAAAAATGCGATATTAGTATTGGAGAAAATGATAAAGTATTGTATTTTACAAAAACAAATGAGCCAGATATATATAATGTATATGATAGCGAAGATATTAAGAATATGCTGGGTATTGCATTGGTTCAAACATTGCGTGATAGCAAGATGTTGCGAACAGCTTTCAAAGATAAAAATGCAATGACTGTTATTGCATTTGTGTGCACTTATAATGATAAGTTTAAAAAATGGCATCCACTTGCTATTTCATAATAGCTGGTAAAGCTGGATGTGACAAATAATCGTTTAATTCAAAATCTTCATATTTTAGTGTTTCAATCCATTTTATTTTTTCATCAATGCTGCTATCAACAGATGGTGGAAACTTTTTAATAATTAGTTTAGGTAAATTATAAGGAGCTAGTAATACTTGTTTATCAATTTGTTGAACATGTTCTTGATATATATGCGCATCGCATATAGAAAGACAGATTTCTGAGATTTCAATATTTAATACTGTTGCGAGTATTTGTGTTAGTAGAGCTGTACTAGCAATATTAAATGGCAATCCTAGAAATAGATCAGAACTACGTAGCGTCATATGACATGAAAGTCCTTTACTTGTTTTATTGAAAATATAAAGAATATGACAAGGTGGTAATGCCATTTTATTAAGATCAACTGGATTCCATCCAGATAGTACTGCGCGTCTGCTATTATCAGGTTTCATTAATTCTTCTAATACATATCTAATTTGATCTTTGCCTTTTGTTTCAGGATTATTATAATCTTCACCAAATTTGCGCCATTGCCATCCATAAACTGGTCCCAGTTCGCCTTCTTTATATTCTGTTAATCCCACACTATCTAGATATTCACGAGTAGAATTACCAGTCCATATATTGATTTTCTTAGCAATTAGTTCATTTGCGTCAGTAGAACCCCTCAAAAACCATAAGAGTTCTTCAACAATACCTCTAAAAAACATTTTTTTAGTTGTTAATAATGGAAAATTATTGATATTATTAAACTTAATCATACATCCAAAATTAGAATAAACTACGCCATTTCTTGTTGCTTTTATTTCACCATCTTTTAGAGTTTCTTTTAATAGATTTAGATAGCCGACTTCGTTTTCAAAATACATTTATTAGTCTATATTAATAATTTTTTATATGTTTATCATGTTATTTCATATACTTTAACATATCTATATTTTCATATAGTCTCCTCAACAAATATGGATAGATATCAAAAACATTTCCATAAGGAACATACTTAAATACTGTTTTATTATTATTTAATAAACATTCTGTTGAACTATCTCCCATACCCAATAATTGCGCATAAGATACATTATATCCAGGTTTAAATGATGAAGCATATTTTATTGATTCTTTATTATGTGTAGCTATGCAAATTTTATTATTAGTATTGCTCCTAATTAAATATTCAATTGCTTTATTATAATTTATATCCGTATCTTCTTTATGTTTAAATAATTCAATATCATTTTTATTATAATATGCTCCTCTTACCAATTTAAATCCGATTTTATCATATGTATCTAAATCACGTTTAATATAATATAAGCTTTGTTTTTTATACATTTGATATGTTTTAAATAAATATAAATTATCTATATCTTTATATTTTTCAATAAACTTATTAAAAATCTTATTTTCTTTATCATACAAATGTGTATATTCAGCATCAAAGTATATATATTTATTTTTATGATGAGTGCTTATAACTTTTTTAATAAATTTATCAATATTTTCTTCTGGATTATATACTGAAAAAGATGAAAGTTTAATAGCATATCCTATATCATTATTTTTGTGCTTATTATTAATTTCATTTATTAGAGAACTAGATTCTTTATTATAACTAATAACATCTCCTGGTGTTTTAGCACCTTCCTTAGCATAATCAATAATAGGAATTATAGATTTGTCATACATTTTATGAATAAATTTAGAAATAGCAATATAATTAGTGCCACCAATAAATCTAAATAACATAAACTATACTTTTAAAATACATTTTTAATAATTAGAGATGTTATATATATATTATTTTATAGTTAATTTGATTTGGGGTATAGCACCAATATTTGAAAAATATATACTTCAATATATTGACATTCTAACACTTATGTTATTTGCTTCATTTATACATTTCTTAACATTATTAGGTATTGTTTTGAATAGAGGCAATGGTGGGTTTATTAAAGATTGTGCAACAATTATGAATAATAAATATATAATTTTAGTTATTATATTTGCTACTTCATTGTTATTAATGGCTAATTATGGGTATTTATACGTGATTAACAATGATAAAAAGGTAGCAATTGCTACATTATTAACATCTCTATATCCGATTATTACTTTGATATTGGGATATTTAGTATTAAGCGAATCATTGACATTATTAGAAGCAATCGGATTTATACTAATAGTTTCTGGTATATCATTAGTAAATTATTCACGTGGTCTTAAAATCGAACAAATGAGTACATAATCTTATTTTTCTAATGATTTTATAAACTTTTTATAATTTTAACTTTTTACATAATTATGTACTCTCTTTTTAGAAGCTATGAAACATGTTATTATTGGGGCTGGAATAACAGGATTATATCTAGCTTATAAATTGATTACTATTAAAAATGTTAATCCAGAAGATATAGTAATATATGAAAAGAATAATCGTATAGGAGGGCGTGTTTATACTTATAGCAATAAAGGATTCAACTATTCTGTTGGAGCAGGAAGGTTAGGAAAAAAGCACAAATATGTTATGAAACTAATTAAAGATTTTAAATTAGAAGACCAAATAATTGATATTAATAAGGATAAGAGATACTATCTTAATGGCCAACTGATGAAAGAAAAAGAGCTATTGGCTTATTATAAATCAAGTTATAATAGCCTAGATAAATTATGGGATTATGTAATAAATAAAAAAGTAAAAGTCAATAAACATGATTATAATTTACATAACTATTTTTCATTATTCTTGCCAACAAATGAAGTAGAAGTGCTCAACAAATCACTGGGATATGTTGGTGAAATATATGATATGAATGCTCATAATGCTATTTTGACTTTACGTAAAGATTTTGATGTTAAAAACAACGAATTCTTTGTATTAAAAGAAGGAATCCAGAAGTTATGCGATGTTCTCTATGAATATCTTAAATCACGCAACGTTAAAATAGAGTTCAATACATCATTAACAGATATTGATGAAGCAAGTAAATCATATACTATAAATAATAAAAAATATAAATATACTAAACTATATTTAACTATAACACGAAGTGATTATTTAAATATATCTTATTTTAAAAAATATGAAAATGTAATTAATAGTGTTAGTGATGGTAAACTTCTAAGAATATACGCGCAATTTAAAGATGTCTGGTTTAAGGATATACCCAAAACATTAACCGATAATAAATTACAATTTATAATACCGATTGATTACAATTCGGGATTAATACAAATAAGTTATAGTGATAGTTATAATGCTGATTTCTGGAATACATTCAAAGATGATAAATCTGTTAAAAAACATATCAAGAAATTGTTAGACGAAATGTTTCCTGATAAAAAAATAAAAGAGCCTGATTGGATAACAATGCATTATTGGAGTTCAGGAGATCATATGTGGAAAGTGGGGATTAATTCCAAAAAAATACAAAAAACGATTGATAGTTTGTTTACAAAAAAAGACATTTATATTTTGGGAGAAACATATTGTGATAGGCAAGCATGGATTGAAGGTGCGATAGAAACAGTTCATAAGAAGATTCTAATCTAAATTGAATTGTTAATAAAACAAGAACAATTTAAAGGATTTTCACAAAACCCAATACAAAATTTGTTATTCATTACTCTTTGCTGTTTATTTTTGTTATATTCTTTTTCTTTTTCCTTTTTTTCTTTTAGCATTTGAACCATCAAGATTGCACGATTTCTCATAAGAATGCTAGATAAATCATGAGTAATTTTGATAGTATTCTTAATAGTTTGTGGAGAAGTCATCATATTCTACTTAATACAATTATAAAAATAAATACTTATATAACCATATCAATTTTTTATTTAAAACGGCACTGTCATTGTCTGGCGACGCAAGGTGTTTACACTTGCACCCTTCAAATGCTGTGAGCAGTTGATCTCGCTTGTAGCAGCCTTTTTGTGAATACGCAATCTGATAGGCAATACATAGCGCTCGGTATTTTCGGCATATTCAAAGTCACTCTTTCTAGATGACGTGCTAGCTTCATTGCCATATCCAAATCTAGCAGCATCACTTTCCATCTGGTCACCCCCACGTGTAGCACCGCGAGTAGCACCACGCGTAATACCACGAGTAGCTCCGCGTGTGACACCGCGAGTAACCTCAACATGTCTAGGCTTTTTGAATACCATAAAGGTGAGATAGATGAGTCCAGTACCTTCGCTTGTTTTTTCCATACCGAGTTCTAGTTCTTCTTCGGTAGGTTCATAGCCGATATCCATAGCACGCTTTGCCACCCACTGATATCTGCCATTGGGATTTTGATCAAAGTTGTAGCTATTGCCATCATTGGCAGGAATAGTCCAGAGAGTACCATCCCTTTCAATATTGTAAGGGATAGTAGACCTCTCAGTGGTATACTCGGGCAAACTGTTGTCTACTGCGAAACCCACCGCATAATCATAATTGTAGTCATCCTTACCGACGATAGAGATGTTACCCAATTTGATAACTAGTGGACCTTCGTTTGTCACAACACGATAACCCTTGGTATAATTATCTCCTTCGCCCGACTCATATACTTCAACAGTATAGTTGTCAGAAAACCTATTTCTCTCATTTTCGTTTTTGTAAATTTCAGAATCCTTGCCCTCACCAAAGTTGAGGTTAAGACGGACACTGAAATCACTGGTGGTGTATTCGACGGGGATCTGGGTAGCGTTGGTAGAGAACATCGTTTGAATGATAATTATTTATACTAAATATATTAATCAATTTTTTATTTTTTTATATAAAATTTATCCCTATAAATAACTCTAATAATGAAAATTAAATTATTAACCTTTTTATTATTATGTATACCTGTATATACTTTTAAAACTACTAATATGCTAGCTATGAAAATTAACAAAAGTATTGATATTAAGACACAACAGCCTAAACATGTTAATAATTTCTATAAATCTAATAAATTTAGTAGTTATTTAAAAATAACGAGACCCGAAGGACTTCCTTATGAATTTGCAATGCCATTATTTGGTAGTTATTTAGCAACAAAAAGTTTATCAGTAATTATAAATCCATATGCATTATTAATGGGTATAATAAGTGCAATTGTTGCCAGCAATTCAATGGTAATTAATGATTATTATGATTATAAGCTCGGAACTGATACCGAAAAAAAAAACAAAGTACTTAATAATAAAGAATTGACAACCGAAGAAGTTCTATATTTTTCTACATATTTAGCAATAACAAGTTATTATTTATGTTCTTTAATAGCTAATAATATGGTAAGAGATATTATATCAAATACAATAATATTCACATATTTATATACGCCTGTTTTTAAAAGTATTCCATTAATTAAAAATGTAATAGTTGCATTAATTATAACACAAGCTCCATTAACTGGTGCCCTTATAGTTGGTGGCAATTATCATAATGTTTTTCCAGCAATAATTTATTTATTTAATTTTATAATGTGGCAGGAAATTATGCTTGATATTATAGATATTGATGGTGATAAAAAAAATAATATTAATACAATTCCAGTATTATATGGATATAAAAAAGCGAATATAATAGGTCTGGGATTTCTTTTGCTTGGAACATTAATACCATATGGATTATCAATATCATTTATATTGATACAACTTCCCATAATATTAATAAACGTATATGCTATAACAAAAAATAAAATTTTAAAGAAAATGGCAATAAATATTTCCAAAATAATTATGCTAATATCAGGTATATATATGTGTAATATATAAAAAATAATATATATAGATATTTATGCATAGTATTATTGGACATCGGGGTGCAATGACATATGCAGTTGAAAATACAATATCATCCATATATGCTGTAAAAGCATTAAACCATAATTGGATTGAGGCGGATGTTCTGCTTACAAAAGATAAAGTTCCTATAATGTTTCACGATGAAACTATTGATAGATTAACAGATAGTACTGGTAATGTAAATAGTTATAATTACGATGAATTAAAAAATATTAAATTGAAAAATACAAAAAATAAAATACCACTTTTGAGTGAATTCGTTGAAAAATGTGACAAATTAAAAATTAATATAATGTTGGAATTAAAAACATGTGATAATGAACACCATCTAGTTAATAAAGTTGTAGAAATAATAAAAAAAATTAAAAATATAATAATAATTACATGTTCTTATTCTAAAAGAATACTGGTATATCTTAACTTATTATATCCCAATAATAGTTATACGTATATTGTTGATGAAATACCAGATGATTGGTATGAAACTGTTCAGAAATATAAATGCGGTGGAATATCAATAAATTACAATTGTAATAAATTAAAGGACATTAAATTGTGTTGTGATAAAATACCAACATATTGTTTTACAATCAACACAAAAGAAGACTATTATAATATTAAAAAAATAAATATAAAAGGTGTAATTACAGATAAACCTGAAATATTTTATCCAAAAATATCACATAAATAAAGCAATAACATATAAAATATCACAGCAGAAGAAGCATACATTTATAATATAGTTATCAATTTATTTTTATATATCATTTAAATGGGCTATTATATGAAAAAATTGATTTACATGAAATATTTATACTTTATATAACAATGAAAGGTTCAGCAATGGTTTATGGTCATCAAACGTGGGAAACACTAGCACAAATGAAAGAAGATATATATAATGAAATCCCTGTAAAGGAAACGATAAAAGATCCCAAATATATCTATATTGATATTTAATGATATAAGTATATCATTAAATATTATAAGAAATGAGCGAATATAAATACAAGATCGTTCTTAAAAAAACAGATAATAATATTGTTAACACAATATATGAAAAAGTTAAAAATATTTATTCAAAAGATAAATTATGGTTAGTAAATAATTTAAAAACCTTTGTTTTTAACCATTTGAAACTACCTTTATACGATAAAAAAGATATGGAAGAAATTGTATATAATTATGGAATACAAAAGGCAATTCAATATTATATTCTAAATAAAAAAATATATGAAGAAATTATGAATTTAGTAGAACACGATGAAACTAATTTAATATATGGTATGGCATTTAATATAATATATGAATATTTTGAATATAGAATAATTGAAAATTAAAGCTATTGTTTCCATTTTTTGCCACAGATTAAACAATTCATAAATAGTGTAGAAGCTTCATCGCCAGAACGTGTTTGCAATTCATAATAACTGACCTTCTTACTTTTGCAACGGGAACATGTAATCATATCAGACATTGCAACAAGCTTAATTTCATAAGCTGCTTTAAATCTACGTTGATTTTTCTCAATAATTTCTTTCCATCTTTCTGGAAATACATTATGATATTGCATATATGGTAACATATGTGGATGAAACTCCTTATTTTTCAACATACGTTTATGCAGATTTTTATTACCAATGTAACTATCTTTTTTAATATTAGAATAAATACTCCTAGATATATTAATATAAGTATCAAGTAATATTTGGCTTTTCCAAGATAGCTGTATTCCATAGTTATTAGCATAATCAATAGTCGCATTAAATACACCTATTTCTAAATCTTTTGCTTGTAATTCAGGAATTTTCAATTTTTTTCTTAAAATATCTACAAAATCATCACGTACTTTATTTTTATTAAAGTCATTATTATCTTCGTTTACAACAATGGTATTATTTAATTCAGTATATTTTTTAATTTCATCTTCAAGATTATATAATTTATATTCTTCTGAGGTCATAATATACTTTGTAAATAATATTACAACCTATCATTTTTTTATATATATTAAATAAAAAATGATATAATCATTATTAAGATTATTATCAATAATGAGTAATATTAAAATCAGTGAATTAGTAAACGACAATGTTAATATTGTTGAAATATATTTTGTAAATAAACAGCTTGATAATAATGTAATAAGTGTGAAAATGCCACGTGATATTGAAGACAAAATAGACAAAGCTTATAAAAAAACAAAAGAAGAAAAATATAAAATGTATTATATGAAAGATAAGGTATATACATATGAATTATCAAATGATAACCAATATGTTACATCTAAAACTAAGAAAGTGGACACATTTTACAAAACAAAAAAAAGTAATATATATATAATAAGTTCTAAAATAGATAAATATCCACAATATGTATTTCCATGCACAAATGATATAGATAATATAAGTGAAGTAACTATAAAAGAATATAAAATATCAAATAGGATTTCAATAATAATAAAAAATGAAGTCAATGAAAATATCAAGACGATACTAATTGAATATAAACATTCAACAAATGTTGAAATGGATAAAATTACGGAAATTGTAAATAAATTAGTTAAAAATATTGAAGTAATCTTAAATAGTGAGGATATATGACAATTTTATGCTTTTCCCGTTTAAATCTAATAAACTGATCTCCAGTATAATCATACATTTTCTTCCTTTTCCTTGTTTTAAATATATTTAAATCTAGAATTATCACATGTGACATTGTAATTTCAACAATGAATATATACATTTTTCCAAATATTAAATCGTTGAAATAGTAAAATCCTGTATGAAAATAGTTTAATTTATTTTTCCAATCTATTATATAATTTTTGCAATCAGTATTTAAGACATCCCAGTTATTCTTCATAAAATGACGAATACCTATTTTTCAACAAGATAAAAAAAAATTGATAGGTAGTATATATACTTATTATTAGCCAAGCTGACAATGACGACCACAATCAACAACAATGATTTTACTGATTTTGCCACGAAAATGAATAATTCTTATGAATATCAAGATGATGACTTAGATGCAATTAAAACATTGCATGACAATTACTCTACATTCATGGTAACAAAAAAATATTCAAATGAATATATCAAAAATATGAGAATGGAATCAGTTATCAACAATTATGAATTCTACAAAAATGCAAAATATAACAAGGAAGATATGGTAAAATACTACAAGAGCAATATTGTAGACAATTTCAATAAAAAGCTTGATCCTCCTAAATGCTTCTTTACCGCAGTAGCAAGAGAAATGCGACTAGATGCTGAAAGAGAGCTCTTTGAACAACAAACAGATGATATCAAACTTCATTATGATAGTATCAATAAAAAATATAAATTCTTCCATGAACTATCGCAGAAAAATAACGATGAAGAAAGTGACTTTGAAGAAGAACATTATGAAGAGACTGATAATGATTACTATTCAACAACCGATAGTGACGATTACGATTGTTACTATACTGATTATGAATCAGATTATATGTCAGATGAATACTAAAAATATTTACGCAGCTTTAACATCAATTTTAAAATTATATGTTATTTTTGTACCCATTATTTCAACAACTTTAGGTTTGGCTAATTTTACACGTTTAGCAACATACTTCATTGTTTTTTTATCGCTTCCAGATGTGGTTTCGCGTAATTCAAAGGTTATCTGTTTTTTAGTTTTATGCTTGGTTTTAGCAGCTTTTTTGAATAATTGTGACGCAGCTTTTTTAGCCGCAGATAGAGGATTTTTAGATTTATAACTACCTCCTTTTTCTTGTACATTAGACGAATCAACAGTGAATGTTCTTTTTTCTCCCATTACTTACCTAATATATTAGTATAAAATTTTTTTACATATGGATTAATTTTAAATGAGTTTTTATCTACACTAATTATTTTAATAGAATTCAAACTTTTCGCTCGTGATAAAGCTGTATATGTTTGACCATGAGCAAATATATTTGCACCTAAATCAAGTTCAACAGCATCAATAGTCATACCCTGTGACTTATGAATTGATAATGCATAACTAGTGCGAATAGGCATATGCATTATATATGATGTTTTTTTATTCATAATATCCTTATAATAATTAATATTATGAACATTATTATTGACATCTTCTATAACTATATAATCACTACCTAAATGCTTTATGATACCCCGCGTGCCATTTACAAGACCTTGTGATATATCTATATTTCTCGTAATAATAATTTGCGCATTTTCTGTTAATTCAATATTATAATTAAGAGCAGCTTTCTCATTTCCTTTACTACATGTAGCTTTATAAAGAGATGATTTATAACCCCTATCTTTTAATTTCCCAACCTCAATATTATTAATTTTATCAACATCAATATTAACAGGATATAATTTAGTTGGAATTATATTATCTGAAAATTGAGTATCTTTAAGTCTTTCTAAAACTGTTATTATGTTATCAGTACATCTGCCTTTTCTAACTATGCCAAGAATTTTTTGAAATAATTGATCACCTGTTTGTCTCACCAATTCTTCTAATACAATAATATTAACTTCTGATTTTTCCCATACTTTTGAGAGAAAACAGTAAAGCCCTTTTACAGGTGCAAGTTGACAGAAGTCACCAACAAATATCATTTGTATACCACCGAATGGTTTTTCTGCAAGTTTTTCATCTATAATTTGTCCACGTATTGTTGATAAAATCTCAGATATTTTTTCAAACAATGTATCTTCCAACATAGATATTTCATCAATTATTAATACATCTAATTTTACAATTCTTTCACGTATATTTTTATTTGTAATTATATTTTTCACGATATCTGATACTTTACCATTTCCTAACCCAATTCCTAGATAAGAATTAATTGTTTGTCCACCTATTAAAACAGAAGCAGTACCTGTTGTAGCAGTTAATCCATAATATTTATTATTTTCATTAAGTAATTTTGTAATATATTTTATAGTAAATGATTTTCCTGTACCACCTGGACCAGTTATAAGAATATTTCTACCATTAAATACTGCGTCAACAGCTTCGTGTTGTTTTGTATTTAATAATTCCATTAAATATAATAAAATAAATAATAATAATAATCAATTTTTGCCATATATATGTTTAAATAGTGTGACAAAAGGACCATCATCAACTTCATATGTTTTATTTGAACTATCTAATATTTTTGGTATAAAAATCTTACCAACTACAATTCTGTAATATATATTAAATATTATGTAAATGCAAACTAATAATACTAACTCATTATATATACTATAATTCGTCGTTTTATAAATAAGCGCGTACGCTAATAATAAATATTTTATAAATAATATTGTGAAATTTCCATAAATAACATAATTATAATGATTTGTTATTTTACATAAATTATTTTTGGTATAAATATATTGAGCTAAAAATACAATTAGTAAAGATATTATAGGAAAAGTAATATCTAAAAATATAGAAATTATTGCCCATGTCAATATCCAATACGATAAATATACATCAAACCTATTAAATAAATTTGTAGTCATTTTACAATTTCTCAATATATTTTTTAATTGCCATATTTTTTTTATTATATGCCGATATAAATATATTATTGTTTTTTTGAATATATCTAACCATAGCATTGTGATATATCTCATCAGTTGTTGGACAATATGTATAATACCATTTAATTAGTGTTGGTTTTTCAATAATATTTGTAAATTTGAAATTATATTCCTTACACATATACAATATTGCTCTGGATATAAAACCACGCGATTCGCTATTAGGTACAAAGAATTTACGTTTATGATTTACATAATTATCATGTTCCAAATGTTTCCAATTTTTATCCCCAAAATCAATATAATCACAATATTTATAGTTAGAACGATTTACATTTAGTGTATTTAATGTCTTAATTATATTATGCATATCCTTGCTCTGATTTTCATTTAATAGTGATTGTGGATATACATGTTCTGCTGTTAAAAACTTATATTTATCAAGACAATTGACATTAAAATTAAACCTTGTATATAATATCGGCATCTTAGTATCATAAATTATTGTGCGCCTAATTATACAATGGTCTGGTATTACCATAGAATTTGTATAGCATCTTACAAAATTCACGTGTAATAAAAATGTTATTAACAGTTTTTTTAACATTTAATAAAAGAATATATTATTATTTTATATCATTATTAATATTTAGCTGCTATATCAGGATAAAGTATTTTAAAAAAATTATACATATTATCATGTATATCTAAATTCTTATTTGGTTCATAACGATTAATTATATTTTTTGATTCAAAATCACCATGTATCCAATAATGTATCATAATAGGTTCCATTAGATATTCTCCTTTTTTTACCATAGTCCAATCTTCATTAGTAAAAGGCATATTATCCAATTTCAAATCATTTATTGGAAAAATTAATTCACGATCATCAACTATATGTATATAATCTTCTTTATTAGCAAAGTTTGTCATCATCATTTTAATATAATTACCACCAAATATATCAAACTTGCCAAAAATATTCACACCATGTTGCAAAATAAAATCTGATATTCCTCTTAGTAATTTATCAACAAACTTATTATCTTTATTTGCTGCAAAAAAAGCGTTACAAATATATTTATCATCATTATATAATGCTTTTGTTTGGCCACTTGGTTCATAAGATATGTAAAACTTATCGCTTGTCATATCAATTAAATCTGCAAAGTCCCTCATTACTAAAACATCTAAATCAATATAAATGCCTCCAAAATGTTTAACTAATAATATTCTACTAATATCTCCACGTTGTACACCTGTACGTGCTAAACTGTATATATTGTAATAATTTGGATAATTTTGATTTATAAATTCTAAAATATTTTTATCAGACCATAATTTAAAAGTATACCCTTTGTTTTTTAATAATTTAACATTTTCGTCATATAATAATTTTAATATAGGAGGTAATTTATCAGATTTCCAAGTTTGATGTATAATCTTAGGTATCATTTTATATATTCACAATACATATTGTTTATATATTAATATGAAATCTCTGACAACAATTTATCAGCAAATATATCACTTAATATAATAATATTAATTATTTTTATATTGCATATATCAAGTTTAGGAATATATATTGATGTTACATTAAAATTACCAATGATATTAAGAACCCATATAAATTTAAAAATAATTAAATATACATACATATTTATATTAGTATTGTTGTAATATACCAAGCAATCTTTGTAATAATATACTGGTAATATATGTAAAATTATATTTCCAATAAAATATTCACATGACAATAGAGTTCGCTTAGATATATTATCAAATAAGCTTAAAGATCTAGAAAAAGGATCGATGCCTTGCAATTCTTCAAATAATATTCTTTTATCATATACCATAAAACTATGAAAAAGTATAAATATTTGTAATGAATTAAAAGCAATAAACTTATTAATAATTTGATTATTATAATCAAAATAATTATTACTAATATAATTTACTAAAATCATAACCATATTCCAATTTGTATATTGACAAAGCTTTCTTTTTATAGCTATATTTTCTATAAATATTTCTGATAATTTTTTTGTTAAGGGCATCATTGTTAATATTCCAACTAAAAAAATTTCAAAATCATTTATAAGGCTCATTAATATAATTACTAATTAAGGTATATATAATCTTATATATTTTAATCTAATGGAGACGAAGTAATATCCATTCCACAATATTCTACGCTCTTTTTATCAAAATCTTGCTTAACATATATACCAATATTTATAGCTTCTTCTAGTATCCATCTAAAATTATCCCAAAACTCCTGAGTATGTCCTATACTAACAGATGCTAAATGTGCAAATTCATGCAATACCACAAACATCATAGTATTAATATCAACCAGTTTATCACCATTGCGTAAACATAATACGATTTGTTCACCTTTATTAATTGAATAACTAGTATATCCAGGTGTATCCACGCCTTCTTTAAGACGATCTGGTCTAAAATTCATTTTTAAATTTGCTACACGTTCATCATCAGCACCAAATGTTCTTTCCATATGTTCTAATAATGTTATAAGACGTTGTTTAATCTTAGCAATTAAATCAGCGGCTTCTTTTGAGTCGTCTTTTATTTGTACTGTGTATTTTTCATTATCAACACTGCTAGTTACCTTAACCAAGTCTTTTTCATTATACATAATTATGATATAGTAGCCACCTATAATTATAGCAAAGAGTATAACTAAACCTTCGGAACCTACTTCCATTCTCTATTTATTATAATAAATTAAAAATTGATTTCCTTTATTTAAAAGAAAAAGTATACTGTTAATTATAATGGATTTTCCGCGCAAAACTTATGAGCCTATTACACCTAAAAAAGATGTAGTTGAGTTTCAAATAACTGACATATATGTTCCTGAAAATGATAAAAATAAGGAAAAAGATTATGATGAGCTTTACACTCTTCTCATCTACGGGACATGTGAAAATGGTGCCACTGTTTGTGTTGATGTTCAAAACTTTGCACCATTCTTCTATATTAAACCACCCGAGTCTTGGGAAGAATTGAGTGATGGAGCTTTTGAAAATAAAGTGGCCGAGTTCAAAGAATATATGTTATCTCAAAAATATATGTCGCAATATATGAACCGCGAATATGAAAGAAAGATTATTCCAAAGAATATGGAAAGTCATTTCAAGGATTTAACAATTGTTAGAAAAAAGGATTTCTGGGGTTTTACCAATAATAAAGTATTTCGCTTTATGAAGATTTGTGTAAAATCAATGAAATTATATAATACTTTGAAATACTACTTTAAAACTTTGGAGAAAAAAGGTTTCACGCAATATGAAAGCAATATTGACCCATTCTTGAAATATCTTCACATTCAGGATATTAAGCCTTGTAGTTGGGTTCGCATTGAAAAATACAAAATTAACGATGATATTAGTAGATGCGATTATAATATTATTTCTAATCATAAAAACTTAATTGCAATTGAAAAAAATAAAATCGCGCCAATTCTTGTTACATCTTTTGATATTGAATGTACTAGTAGTCATGGTGATTTTCCAGTAGCCAAGAAAACTTACAGCAAAGTAGCACAAGATCTTGCTTTGGTTGCAAAAGCAGGTTATGAATGTGATGAAGAATTCCTGATAAATTGGATACAGAATATATATTTGGATGATATTGTAATTGACGAAGCAACTGATCTTAAAATCAACCGAGTCTATGCTAAACGTAAAATTACAAACGAATTTATCCAAAATATTCCAACACTATTGCGACCTGTTATTGCTGAAATTGTAAGCATTCTTGAAAAAATAGCATCATCAGTTAGTGATAATTGTGATGATGAAGACGAAAAAGATAATAATATGACAGTTGCTGAGATAAATACAGAAGAAAGCAAGATATGTAAGATTTTAGATAATATTCTAATTCCACTTGAAGGCGATAAGATTATTCAAATTGGTACAACAGTCCATTTGTATGGTTCCGATAAAATTGTTTACAAGAATATTGTATCGCTAGATTCGTGTGACGATATTGAAGGATGTGAAGTAATTTATTGTAAAACAGAAAAAGAACTGCTTAATAAATGGAAAGATGTAATGAACAATCTTAATAGTGATATTATTACTGGATACAATATATTTGGTTTTGATATGCCTTATATTTGGGATAGAGCCAAGGAGCTAAATATTATTGAAGATTTTAGTATTGGTCTCGGAAGATTAATTACTCGCAAAAATAGTCTTGTTGAGCAACAATTATCTTCATCGGCTATGGGTGATAATATTCTAAAATATATAGATTATGATGGTATTGTGCTAGTTGATTTGCTTAAAGTAATGCAGCGTGACCAAAAGCTTGATAGCTATAAACTAGATAATGTTGCATCAATATTCTTGGGTGATAAAAAGAATGATTTGAAACCGCAAGAAATTTTCAGTAAGTTTAAAGGAAACAGTGCAGATAGATGCGAAATTGCTAAATATTGTATTCAGGATTGTTGTCTTATTAATCGTTTAATTCATAAGCTGAAAATCATTGAAAATAATATTGGTATGGGTAATGTATGTTTAGTTCCTCTGAACTTTCTATTTAGAAGAGGACAAGGTATCAAGATATTCTCTTTAATTGCAAAGCAATGTATGGATCGTGATACCTTAATTCCTGTTATTAAATCATTTAGAGAAAATGCCATTGAAGAAGAAGATGGATATGAAGGTGCAGTTGTTTTAAATCCAAATGAGGGTATTTATCTAAATGAACCAATTGTGGTATTTGATTATGGCTCTCTATATCCATCATCTATGATTGCAAGAAATCTTTCACATGATTGTTATTTAATGGATGAAAAGTATCGCATTGAAGACCCAAATATTGAATATAAAGATGTGTCTTATGACTTATACGAAGGTAAAGGTGATAAGAAAAAGAAAATTGGTGAGAAAGTTTGCACATTTGTTCAATATAAAGATGGTAAAAAAGGTATTATTGCTGATATCTTGGATATGCTTCTTAAAAAGCGTAAGACAACTAGAAAAAAAATTGAATATCAAAGTATTATTGATAAGAAAGGTAAAAAATATTCTGGGCTTTGCACAGAAAAAGATGATAAATATGAATTATTGGATATTGATACAAATAAAAAAGTAAATATCAATAAATCCGATGTATCAGAAATATCAGAAACATACAATACATTTGAGCAAGATGTATTTGATGCACTGCAATTAGCTTATAAAATAACTGCAAACTCACTTTATGGTCAAATTGGTGCTAAAACATCATCTATCTATCTCAAAGATATTGCTGCTTGTACTACTGCGACTGGTAGAGAAATGATTATGTTGGCTAAAAAATTCGTAGAGGATAACTATAATGCCGATGTTATTTATGGTGATACAGATTCCATTTTCTGTAAATTTCCATTAAAGGATAATGAGGGTAATATGGTTCAGGGTAAAGATGCTTTACCATTTGCAATTAAGACTGGTGTAGAAGTTGAAAAAGAAATAGCGAAGATTATGCCTAAACCACAAAAACTAAATTATGAGAAATCGCTTTATCCATTTATCTTATTTAGTAAGAAAAGATATGTAGGTAATTTGTATGAATTTGATGTTAACAAATACAAGCAAAAATCTATGGGTATTGTATTGAAACGCCGTGATAATGCTCAAATTGTAAAGAAAATTTATGGTGGAGTAATTGATATAATTTTGAAAAAACAAGATTTGCGAGCATCTATTGAATTTCTCCAAGATGAATTATCTGATTTAGTTGAAGGCAAAGCGCCGATAAGCGATTTAGTAATTACCAAAAATCTGCGAGCATCTTATAAGGATCCATCTAAGATTGCACACAAGGTTCTTGCAGATAGAATTGGTGCACGTGATCCCGGCAATCGTCCTGTTGTAAATGAAAGAATCCCATATGTATATATTAAAACAAATAGTACATCTGGATTGCAAGGTGACAAAATAGAAAACCCAGAGTTTATCGTTGAAAACAAATTAACACCAGATTATCTACATTATATTACAAATCAAATTATGAAGCCTCTTCTACAATTGTATGCTCTTTGTTTGGAAGAATTACCTGGTTATGATAAAGATGATAGTTATTGGAATGAAGTAGATAAAAATCTACAAATTAAACCAATATATCAAGATGAAATCAAAAGGCGTAATCGTATCGATAATTTAAAACTTCAAATGGTCAAAGCATTATTGTTTGATAAATATATTGAGATTTTATCTGAACCTAAGAAACCTCGTAGTAAAAAAGTAAAAGAAATTCAAGATGCTGATAGTAATGTAGTTGTGGATACAAAACCCGAAAAAATCAATTCAAAAAAGGTAGATACTACTATTCCAGATGGAGTTTGCAAAGTAGATATTAAAATAACTAAAAATCAAAAATCTGGTAAAATTTTAGCTGACGCATCTATTATTGATAATAAAACTAAATTATGGAGTTATCATAATGATAATTGTAAAAACAAAGAATCAGAAACTATGAAAATAATTAGCGATATATTGAAACTTAATCAAGAAAAGACATATATTATTGCTTTAAATAACAAAGCATTTGTAAAAGATTACAATGAGGCACTTATTAATTATATTGAATTAACAAAAAAACAAGATAGTAATATGATGGAAAATATATTTGAAACACAAAATCTAGGTGCATTAAAATTGGTTAATAAAATCCGCAAATATTCAGATATTATATTAAATCACAAATCATTCTCATTTATCATTAAATAAATATTTAATAATACAGTTAGCTTTTTCCTTACCAACACCTTCAATTTTACATAATTCCTTATTTTTATTATCACAATCTTTTAAAGTATCTATTAAAGATACCATATTGGGATAAGTAGATGCTATATTTTTTGCGATAACATTTGAAATATATGGTATTTGCGATAACTGCATAATATAACAAGTATTTTCATCAATATTTTCTATTTTTTTCTTTTTTAGTTTTATGCAACTGGTATAGTCAGTATTTTGTTCTCCATTATTAATAAAATATTGAGGATTATCAATAATCCTTGTAGAAATTGTTAAAATTAATGTTGCTGTTTCATTGGTATTTTTAGTATATAATACTCTGATATTATCTCTAAACATTGTATGTAAATATGCTCCTTGTAACATTCGCGATTTATTATATGTTTTAGATGATAACACATCATCGCCTTCAATTATATATGATATTTGCTTTTGTGTATAATTAGCTAACATGCGCGTTTTCTGCTCTTTATATCTACCGTCTCGAATAGATGATTGCAGATCACCTGTTGTTTTTCTTTCAAATATTAAAAATATATCATTATAAACAATATGTATATCACCTAATTCAATGTTTTCTTTTATAAATTCTATTTTATCATTATAAGCATCTAAATCACGAACTATTATATCTTCATATAGCTTATGTTCGCGTGCATCAATTATTATAATTAGTTTATTAGACATAATTTTATTTTATTTAACATTTTTTTATATGATAAATTAAAAATTGATTAGATTATCATTAAAATTAATAATAATAAAAATGACAACGCATTCTGTGCCCCAATATTTTATCTGTCCCATTACTCATAATATTATGAACGAACCATATGTTGATAATGAAGGTAATTCTTATGAGGAAATTGCAATTAAGCAATGGTTAACAAATAATAATACTTCGCCAATTACAAGGTCTCCTTTGACTATTAATAATTTAATGCCAAATCGTTCTTTAAAAGAAGCTATTATTGCATATTTGAACCCATGCAATGTTAATCCAGATGAAGTTATTATTAATTCTAACTTTAATATCGAGAATAATCCAATTCAATTAAAACACAATTGTAAAAATAATATTCTACGCGTATCTGTTAAACCAATTGATGGAAAAGTTGAAGTTCCTAATGAATTGGTTGTTGTAATTGATGTATCTGGGTCAATGAATTCACCCGCGTATATTGAACAGGATAAAAGACAAGTTGACGTAGGATTTACAATTCTTGATATTACCAAACATGCCATTAAAACTATTATTGAATCACTAAATAATAATGATAGAATTTCAATTATTACATTTTCTGATGTAGCAAAGGTTGTATGTGGAATGACAAATATTACAGTATCCAATAAGACATATCTCAAAACACTTATTAGTAATCTTAATACGGAAGGTTGTACAAATGTATGGGCTGGTTTAAATATGGGTCTTAAACAATTTTCAAATGATGCCACGATTTGTAATAAATCTTTAATGTTTATGACGGACGGTATTCCTAGTTCTCACTTGCTACCACCAAGAGGTATTATTGAAAGTCTTGAAAAAAGTATTAATAATATTACTATTAAACCTAGCATTTATACATTTGGATTTGGATATTCATTGGATACTAAACTTCTATCTGATATTGCGAATATTGGCAATGGTACATTTTCATTTATCCCGGATTCAGGATTTGTAGGTACAATTATTATTCATGCAATGGCAAATATCAAGACTGCATGTGGTACAAATGCAATTTTAAAAATTACAACAAATGATAAAATTAAAAAGATTATTGGATATGAAAACTCACAAAGAATTAAACTTAACACTATTAATTATGGGCAAAACAAGGATATTATAATTGAATTCGATAATAAATCTGAACAACATAATTATGAAATTGAATTGGAATATAATTCGTATTCAAATGAAATTGTTAATATTAAGTCAGATAATGATGTATATGAAGATAATGACCTTATTATTATGAGACTTGAATTTGTTGAACTATTGAATAAAATTATCAAAACGATGTCTGATAATTATACATCATTGAGTTATATTAATGAGTTCCTTACAAAATACAAAAATGATAGTTTAATTATCAATGATTTAAAAGAACAAGTAAAATTGGCTATTTCAACAGATGTGATTTATAATAAATGGGGTAAAAATTACATTTATTCTCTTATGTATGCTCATAAAGAGCAAAAATGCAATAATTTTAAAGACAAAAGTGTTTCAGTATATGGTGGGAAATTGTTTGGTGAGTTGGTAGATAAGATTGATGAAATTTATGCAAATATGGAGGCACCTAAACCATCTAATATTGTTAGAAATTGTGATAATTCTACGCGTGGAGGATGCGCGACAACAAAAGGATTGACGCGGGGTGGTGTGGATTTTAGGCAAAGTTTTCACAATGCAAGTGGAGGTTGCTTCCACGAAAATAGTAATGTATCTATTTATCCCAATAATATCAAGAAATGTAAAGACGTTATGAAAGATGATTTGGTAATGACATCTAACAATACATATTCCAAAGTTATCTGTGTTACTAAGATTAAATGTGAAAATAATAAATGTGATATGGTTGAGATTAATGATAGCTTGTCAATCACGCCATATCATCCAATCAAAGATATTGAATGGGTATTCCCAAATACTCTAAATGAAACGATTACAGTTGATTGCGATTATATGTATAACTTTGTTCTAGATAAGGACCATACTATCATTATTGGCAATACTATTTGTGCTACATTGGGTCATGGAATTATGGATAACGATGTTATCAAACATGATTATTATGGTACAGATAAAGTAGTTAATGACCTAAAAAGTTTTAATGGCTTTAATAAAGGTGTAGTTACATTTGGTCCTAATTGTATTATTAGAGATAATAAAAATAATGTTATCGCCTTCGATGTAAAAAGTGTATGCTAATAATCAATAATATTATAAAAATTATACAAACATATATTAATTCTTTTTTATTTTCATTTGAGAAACATTCTATGTTATTTAATTCACTTATTATTGGTATACCATTCTCACAAAAAGCGTCTTCTATTGGTTTACTACCTCCACCTCCCATATCTACATATATATATTTTTATTATTTTGTGCATTATTCTTTTTATATAGTATATCATAAAAATCGCTTAGTTTTTCTTCAATTTTTTTGTTTCTATTGCTAAATAAAAATTGCATTAATGTTGAAGGTTCTATATCGTATTTTTTGATATTATTCCACATATCTTCAAAAATTGTATCACTATCAAAGAATGCTTTAAACATATTTTTAGCTTGATATTTATCTAGATATGTTAATTCAATATTAATATCAATTCTACCAGAGCGTAATAATGCATTATCTAATTTATCTGGATAATTGGTTGTTAAAATAACTATTAATCCTTCGGGGTTATTAAATCCGTCTAGACAATTTAGTATACCATTCATTGTTATTTTATTTTTTAGACAATCACCATCTTTTCTATCTGTAAAAATACAATCAATATCTTCAATAACTAATATTGATGTTTTTTCTGTATTAGATGCAGATGAAATAGCGCGAATCATATCATTCTCAGTTAACTCACTGTTGATATTTAAATTACATATACATGCGTCACACGAAGATGCAATAGCGTGTATTAATGATGTTTTACCAACACCGGGTTTTCCATGCAATAATATGTTAATTTTATAAGGTATACCGTGTTTAATATAATCAGAATATGATTCTTTTTTAATAAATGATAATATAGGTTCTTTGATTTTTTCGGGTTGCCCTTCTTTTAAAAATAAACTATCAAAGCTTCGCTTGGGTATAGCACTATCAAATACCCAATCAATATACGAAAATCGTTTTTTTTCAATTTTATTTGAAAAGTTTTTTTTGAAAAAATCGTTATATTCCTTATCTTTGATACTTATTGCTTTTTCAGCAAACTCAAATATTTTTTCTTTGCTTGTACTACTTAATATTAGTCGCTTAATCGTAAAAAAATCAAATTTATAATTAATTTTTGCGATCTCATTATTATCTAATATATAATCTTCAATACATATATCAATACCATCTATATTATATATGCCATTTTTAGGTATTATTTTATGCAAATAAATATTACTGCTTTTTTTATTTTTGAAATCTTTATTTTCTATTCTTTTTATATTATCAATGCATTGCCCGTCAATGTCTTTTAGCTTATCATTAATATAACATAATATGGTACGTGTATCATCGTAATTAGAATAATATATTATAGATATAATTCCTTTATCAATAATCATGTCCATTAGTGTTAATTAATATATTGTTATTTTTATCTTTTATGTAATATTTATCATTAATCATTACTTCCTTAAATAAGTAAAAGTTAAGGTTATTCTGAGTAAATTTTTGAAAAATCTTTGTTGGTTGCAGTTGGGTATATAAATATTTAACATTGTAACCATAGTCAGTTGGATTAATATTATTAAGAATATTATTAATTAAATATATAAAAATATTATTGTTGGGTCTTGTCATAATAAAACCGTTATTAATTTCACCACAAATATCATTTACATGTACACCTTCTGATGTAATCATATCAGCATAATCTGATAATCTAATAATATTATCAAATGACGTATGAAATTGTAAATCAATATCTATATATATACCTCCTTCTTTAAGTAGGTAGCAATATCTAAAAAGATCACATCGGTGAGCTAATTTTACTATTTCATTATATTTATCAACAACAAGTTTTGCAAAATTATTTGTAAGATATTCAATACAATCTTTTTCATTAAAAAAAACATACTCGTAGCCTGGATTTAATTTCATTACATTATTTTTAATATATTCTGGGGCATTACCTTGAAGCCACACCTGACATATTTTTTTTGGAATACCAGCATTATTATTATGATTTTTAATATAATTTTCCAGAAGTATATCAATCATTATACAATTATGTTCAATGTCGTTTGTATTTAGTTCGTGCCAAAATTTATGGTAGATTGTCATGCCTTTTTTTAAATAACTTGCACATGTTGACAAACTAGATTTACTTGCAATTAATATGTCACAATTAACCATTCTATCAAATGTTACTAACAGTTCTTCATCAATATATTTTTGCAAGTTTGGTAATACATCAAACTCGTGTATCTTATGTTTATCTTTACTTATTATAACAGAATCAGAAATACGATTATTTATGCCAGGATGTTTTCCGGTAACAATTATATCAGTATCTGGTAATTCTGTATAAAGTTCAATGATATATTCGATATTTAATCTTTTACATATACTAATAACTCTAATGGCATTATCGATATAGTATTGGTTAGGTAACATTCTATCACTATCAACAACATATAACTCACCTCTTCTTACATGCAATCCAATTGTTAATTTAGCATTTTTATTAATCTGAGTTTTATATAAATTCTTACAAGGTAGATATATATTTTGTACATGATCTGTAATGTTATAAGGATATCTAATTTTGACTAGAATATCTGTATTTTTAGCTTTTTCTTTTTGATTCAATAATACTTCTTCTGTTATTGAAATTAATTCAATAATATTTGAAAACTCTATTTTTTTGTTAATTATATTTATACGTTTATTGCATTCTTCAATAAAATAATTAGAATTAGCATTTTTTTCAAGGGCTTTAAGTCCTTGATATTCTATATCTTCTAATTTTGTATGATAATATTGAACATTATATTTCTTACATAAGCTATATATTCCTAAAATTCTTTGATATTGGGCACCAAATCCGTCGTTATGCCCTGTATAATATGTTAAATAAAGCATTAATTCATAATTATAGTAATTATTTAGTATTTATATGAAAACTAAGTAAAAAATGATTATATAATTATCTTTTGAAAATAAAATATGAAAAGCTTAATAATTGTTGAAAGTTTTACAAAAACAAAAACAATTAAAAAGTATATAAACGACGATAGTTATAGTGTAACTTTTTCAGGGGGGCATATTTATAATTTACCAAAGGAAACATTAGGATTTGATACAGATACATGGAAAATAGAATATATTAAAACCAATCCCAAGATTATAAGTAACATTCGCGAACAAGTAAGAAAAGCTGATATTATCTATTTGGCTGCTGATCCTGATATGGAAGGAGAAGCAATTGCAAATAACGTAAAGCATGCTATTAAAGATATTATCAAAGATAAAAAATGTCATAGAATAACATTTAATGAGATTACACCAAATGCTATTAAAAATGCAATTGATAATCCTAGAAATATTGATATGGATACTGTAAATGCACAAGAGACACGAAGGATTGTTGATAGATTAATAGGATATAAAGTATCACCAATATTATGGTCTAAGTTTAATAAAAATTATCTTAGCGCTGGTAGGGTTCAAATTGCTGGATTAATTATATGTATTAATCAAAGAACTTTAATTAATTCAAAAGAAATCAAAAAATATTGGAAAATAGAAGCTAAGTTTATATTTGATAAAAAATCCAAAAAATCCAATATAACAGGAACATTACAAGATAATGATAATGACTACAAATCATATGATATAGATAGTGTTAAACGCATTATGAATAGTTTAGAAATAATGTCAAAGTGGAAAACGTCGTTTGAAATAAAAACTAGAAGAGTGTCGCCACTACCTCCATATACAACTACAACAATGCAGCAAGACAGTTATAATAAATTTAAATTTAATGCAAAAAATACTATGAAAATTGCACAGGATTTATATGAAAATGGTTTAATTACATATTTAAGAACAGATTCTACAAATATATCAGAAGATGCGAAAAAGAAGTTTCTAGGATATATCAAAAATACTTATACAGAAACCTATGCTAAATATAGAACTTACAAAACAAAAGTAAGTAATGCCCAAGAAGCACATGAGGCTGTTCGCATAACAAACCCTAATTTAGAGACTTGTAATTTTGAAGGATGTAATAGTGGGCATACTAAACTGTATGATATGATAAGAAAACGCACATTGGCTTCACTAATGACTGATGCTGAATATTCTGATTTAATTATAACAATAAATAATAATACTTATAAATTCAAAGCAGTTAATAGTTATATGACATTTGATGGATTTAATATAGTTTATGGTAATAAAATAGAAACATATGATGAATTTCTAAAATTACTAAAAGAACAATGTTATTTATCAGAAATTAATTCAAATGGAAATATTGATGATATTCCTTCAATGTATAATGAAGTACAACTAATTAAACAATTAGAAAAACAGGGTATTGGGAGACCATCTACGTATGCAACTATTATTGATAAGTTGATTGAAAAGAAATATGTTGAATTGGGGCAAAATCCTCAACAGGAATATAATGTAGAAAATATGAAAAAAAAAGACAAAGATATAATTACTAGTAATAAAGTAATTAATCTAGGTGGTAAACAAAAGGATCTATTGATTCCCACTGAACTCGGCAATGATGTAATAAAATATATATATGACATAATGCCTTATTTATGTGATTTAAAATTTACTTCAAATATGGAGAATGATTTGGATGATATAATAAATGCAAAAAATAGCAAGAATACTATATTAAAAAGCATTTATGGAAAAATAGAAGGTTCTTTAAAAGATATTACATTGACTCCTGTGAAAAAAGAAGTAGTAGAGTATAAAACTGGTATTATTTCAACGCGATATGGTTATTGTTATTATAATAAGGAGAAGAATCAGTATACGAATATTGAATCTTATTTAAAATGGAAGAAAATAAATGCAAATCAATTAAAAGCAAATGAAATAAGTTTTCTAGCATCACTCCCTAAAAAAATTAAATACGAAAACCGAGATTATTATTTAAATATTGGTAAATATGGTTTATATCTCAAAGATGACAATAATGGAAATATTAAACTAGAAAAAAAATTATGGGATAATTATATCAATTAATCATATGGCGACATACCCTTCTTTCCATTCTTATACCACGAACTAACATATTCATTATTCATATTCGGGTGAACTGTATTTTCATGATAATCAATATCAATACAATTAGGTATGTATTTTTTACATTTGCTACAATACCATTCGTTCTCCTTTTCAAACATACTTTATATAATTACTTTTTTTCTTTATCTTTAAGCATTTTACTTAAATTCTTATTTAAACTATGTAATTCATATGCAATATTAGACATGGATGTAGCTACATTTACTCCATATTCATCTGTAAAGAAGCTATTAAATAGATTATATAAGTTTTCATCTGTTAAATCAAAATCGTCTTCATCACCATCGTCATCATCATCATCGTCATCATCGTCATCGTCATCATCATCGTCGTCATCGTCACTATCATCTTCGTCTACTTCAACATCTTCTTCGTCAGTAACATCGCTACCGTCACTAGCATCACTTTCAGTTGTTACATCATCTTCTTCTTTGATATCTTTATTGACAGCAACGTCTTCACCATTTGCATCTTCATTAGTTTCCTTAACAACACATTTGGATTTTTTCTTTTTTTTTGGAGTATTCATTTCATCTAATTTACTCATGCTATTAATAAATGACATAAAGTCTACGGTATCAAGTTTATCTTTTCCCATTGTTTTATGAATATAATATTCACAATAGTTCTTATATCTTTTTTTTAATAGTAATTATTAAGGGAATAACAATAATGTATGAGATATATCTATACGTAATAGGTTTTCTAATAGGCATATTTTTATTAATATCATTGCTAAATTTCAAATTTACAAATAATAATAATGAGACAGCAAAACAAGATGATGATATAGAAGAATTTAGTAATATAGAGCAAGAAAATTATATAATGGAAACATTTGAAGATAGCAGTTATGATAATGAAGACGAAAAAAATTATATTAATTGTAATGAAAACATAATAAATAATTTTAAGATTGATAGATTATTAAAGAAACATTATTTAGTTACATTAATATCTTCATATAATAAAGATAATTATGATGAAGATAAAAAAATATGGAATTTAGATAATAAGAATGCAATACATAGTAATGATGGCGATGTTAAACTAGATAATAATCCTGAATATATCAAATTTTCCTTAAAACCAGAAGTTGGAGGTTATAATATTAGTAATTCTAAAATAGAAATAACACCAAATTATGTAAAAGATGATTTAGGAATGAAATGGGAAGAATTAAAAACAGTACCTAATGATTTTATAGAAATACAAGATGATGAATCACCTAAATTTAAAAAATTACAATCATCGTTATCTTCTGGTAATATGAATTTTACTAGAAAAGAGGTAAAAGGATTTCCTAAAATAATGCATAATAATTATATCAATGTAAATGATAAAAAATATAAACCAATAATTGATAATTTAGATGTATTAAAAAATATTTCTATGTTATTTACTTTTAAATTAAACAATATAGATGGTGATATGGGCCAATTATTATTTTTAGAGAATTCAGATGAAGGCAATTTAATATCTATCAATATCATAAACTCAAATAAAATTAAAGTTAATAATATTGATGATAAATGTAAGGGAGATGCAAATTGTAAAAATTTCATTGAAAATTTACAAAATAGCATAAATATACACAATAATTATTATAATAATAATAATATATCAAATAATGAATTTAAAGAATACTTAGCTAAAAAATGCGAAGATGAAGGAGAATATGTTATCAATAAAAATATGTGCGAATACATAAAGAAAACTTACAATGATGAAATTGTTTATCATAATCAGCTTTATGTTAAGAAAAAATATACTGTGCAAATAAAAATAAACACTTATACATATAATATTTATGATGTTAGTGAGGATATTTTTAACAGTGAATATACTTTTATGGGATTAACAATTGATAATAATGATATTAAATTTTATATTAATGATTTTGAGTCATCATTCAAAAAGCAAGATGAAGAAAAATTAAGACCATTATATCCATATGTAATAAATAAAAATAAAAATTGTGATATTACATTATATAGTTTTGCAATATTTAATAATACAATATGTGATGCTGATATGAAAGCTTATAAATTATATAACAATTATTATTTATATGGTATAGATAATGATGATTAATATATAAAAATACTGTTATATTATTTAATAAATATGTTAAAAGCGGCAATATATATATTGACACAAAATACACCTGAAAGAAAAATATATTTAAAAACTAGTTTATATTTTTTGTTTAAAAATTTTAATTCTAAATATAAATATCCTGTTATTATATTACACGAAGGTGACTATGATAATAATTCTAAAAATGAGATTCTTTTAAGTATTCGCGGAGAATGTAAAGATATTGTCAAGTTTCAAGAACTAGATAAAAATGATTTCAAAGTCCCCGATCATATTAATAAATCAAAAATGCAAAATTGTATTAATGTAAAACCAGTACCGTATTGGAGAAATGATAAATATAGAATAATGTGTAATTTCTGGATTAAACACTTTTTTAAATATTGCAAAGAATATGATTATGTTATGAGAATTGATGATGACAGTATTATTGAAGAACCGATTACGCAAGATATGTTTCAAATAATGAAAGATAAAGACTTGAATTATATATCAAATATAGTACATATAGATTGTAGTATATGCAATTATGGTATGAAGGACTTTTTTGAGGGTATTTATCCTAATAAAAAAGATAAAATAAAGGAATTATTTATGGAACATAAGTTGGATAATACAAGTAAATATTTTAATAAATTTAAAGAGATTTATTCAATTATAAATGAAAAAGAATATAATGAAACAACTATTGAAATGGCTATGCCACTAATGTATTATAATAACTTTTGCATTACAAGGCCAAGTTTATGGAACTCAAAAGAAATTAAAAATATTATAAATGAAATTGATAAATTAGGTTATATATTTTATTACAGATGGGGTGATGCACCATTACATACATTGATAATGACATTATATGATAATAAAAAATTATCCAAGTTTTCCTTTAAATATAGTAAAAGACTTCAACGCGAAGCTTTTAAAGATGATAATGGTAATCTACATAGTTTTATGCCATCTACATATGATAATAATAGTTGCATAAGTAAAAAATAATTATTTTATAGCGTTTATTATAATTTCCATTTGTTCATAATCAATATCTCTATTTTTAACATAAATACCAAAGCATTTGTTTCTATAAAATATTATATCATTGTTATTTTTAATAAATTCTATAAACTGACTAATAGAATTGCTATCTTTATTAAAATGAGGTACTTCATAGAAATGTTTTTGATTTATTTCTATTGGATTTACGTTTTTATGTTCTCTAACATAAACACCCAATGATACATCATCAATAATATCCATTCTAACTAAATTCATATTATTTACAATTTCGTCAACAGCTTTTTTAGTAAAAATAATTGATGTTCCAGATGCAAATAGCGTACCATACCATGTAGAATCAAGGATACCTCCACCTGTCCATTGTAAATTAACTAATTTACCAGCACCATAATAATCAATAGGGTTTTTTTCTAAATAGCTAATTAATCTATTAAATTCTATAATTGTACTAATATTACTTCTTATAAGATAATCATAATCAAAGTTATTTAAATATTTGAAAGCAAGCAAAGTTTTTTCTAAAATACCCGGTATAAATGTTTCTTTGCCATTTATATATATAATATCATTTTCAATATAATATTCTGTCCCATAAGTACTCTTAACATTTTCATTATATTTTACAAAATATGTTAATACATTATCATTAAACTTTTTATAGTAATTGCTTAGAACTTTTTGCATATTTTCATAAGTGCCTTTTTTAATATTATCACTAAATTTAGAATTTGAATATATAATAATATGTAGAATCTTCATTATTATTTTAATAATGATAATATCTATTTATATATTATCTATATCTACATTTTTTTCGCTATCGCTGCTATTGCTGCTATTGCTGCTATTATCTTCTATATTTAAAAATCTTACTTTATTATATGATTCTCCATCACTGTCGTCAGATGTAGAACCACCAAAGTTTATATGAGTATCCTTATCATTTGTTGAAGAAGTATAAGAGCTATTATAATATTCATTTTTTAAAGTATTTGAAATATTATCACCATTTAATATATCAGGATATTTATCCAAAGATATTTTGTGTACTATATCCACTTTGTTTGATTGAAATTCTCTTTTTGATACTACAACAATATCACCTTTTTCAATTAATACACGCTTATTATACTTTCGCATATTACCTCTTATTACACCAACAACATCATCTCCGCTATTTGTAATTAAGTTAACACGACAATTGCCCAATAATTTTTTTACAAGACCATATTCTTCATATTCAAAATTAATTTCATAGTTTTCATTTTTTTTAGTATTAAAGTTCTTCTTTTTTTTTCTAATAGATGTTTGATACATTATTTAATAATACTTATTGAATGAAGCTTTATATTATTTAATAGAGATATATAAGAATATTAAATATATATTTAATATAAATGGATGACAATAGTATAATTACACCAAATTTTTTAAACGACTCTTGGGTTATGTATTTTCATGATCCTTATGATATTGAATGGGATACAAAGAGCTACAAAATGATAGGGCAAATGTCAACCGTTGAAGATTTTATTTATTATTTTAAATCATTTAATAATTTATTTAAAAAGGGTATGTTTTTTATTATGAGACTTGATATTATGCCTCAATATGAAGATGAACTTAATATAAATGGCGGTTGTTTTTCTTTTAAGATTTACCCAGAAGATTTAGAGAAAAGATTTTTTAATTTATGTGCAAATGTATTAGGTGAAAATATTGGCAAAGAAGATGATTATATAAATAATATTAATGGTATATCAATAAGTCCTAAAAAGTTCTATTATATTGCTAGAATTTGGATTAAAGATAATAAGTATGCTAAAAAAGATTTATACAATTTTGATATTCCCAAATATTCTTCTTTAATGTACAAAAATCATATATAAGACTAGGATATTACTATTTTTTATGAGATGTTATATCAATTACTTTATAAATTATATTGCATATTTAAAACTTTTTTAATCTATGTAACAGTACCAATAAGAGTTTTTTTGATTTATTTAATATTTTTAATTGGTGTATATATATTACATTTTTTGAAAAAAGATAATGATATTACATATTGTGTTTTAACAATGGGTAAATTGATGTTATATGTTTTATCAATTAATATCAAAATATCTGATGAAGACTATATCAAATATATGAATTATTTGTATAGTGACGAAAAGTATCTATGTGTATTTACACATACAACATTAATTGATATGATTGTAATGTTTGGAACATTACCTAAATGTGGACCAATTATGAATAAACATAATGAATTGAAATATATATTATATGATGAAAGTATAAATGATAAATTAGGCGGTATATTACTAGATAGATCTAAAATGGGTGGAACAACGGAAATTATGAAGAAAAAAATAGAAGCAAGAAAAAGTGGTCAGGCACCATTATGTATAGCACCTGGTAAAGGCATGCCGCCTAAAATACCAGGAAATATATCTGATTTTAAAGGGACTGGTGCATTTGTAAATAAAACTAAAATACTACCAATTATAATAAAATATCAAGACGATTCATTAAATCATAATGAAGATTTTGGCGAATCAATGCTTCATAGCTATCTAAAAGTATTTTTAGTTGAAAATTATAATATTACTATGAAAATTGGAGATATGATAGAACCAATTGAAAAAGAAAGTGTAGAAGAATATAAAGATAGAGTTTATAATATAATAAATGAACAGTATAAAAATATATAAAAAAACAATATAAAAAAAATATAATGAAAATGATAAATAAGCTTTATTTATTATTAAAGACATTTATAAATTATGCTACTGTACCATTTAGATTATTTATTGTATATATGCTTATGATTATTGGAATAATACTTTTGAAAAATGCTAAATCAGAAGGCAATATTAACACAATTGTATCTACATTTTTTAAATTAATGATGTTTTTTATGTCTTTAAAAATAAGCATATCAAATGAAGATTATATTAAATATATGAGATATCTTTATAGTAAGGAAAAGTTTTTGTGTGTTTTTAATCATACAACATTAGTTGATGGACATTTATTATTTAGTGTTTTTCCTAGAATGGGAATAGTTTTATATAATCAAAAAGAGTTTGAGTTTATAGCATTTGATAAAAATGCTGTAAATAAATTGGGTTCTATTTTAGTTGATTATAATAAGAGAAACGGTATTACACAAATAATCAATGATAAAGTGAAAAATAGAAAATCAGGAGAATCTATTATATTTATTGCACCATGCAAGGGTGTGTCTTCGCAAAATCCTGGTAATATTTCTGAATTTAAAAGTTCAGGTGCATTTGTAAATAAAAGTAAAATATTACCAATAACTATTAAATACGAAGATGATACACTAGATTATAATAAAGAATTTGGGGAATCAGTTATTAATGCATATTTTAAATTGTTTTTAGTTGAAAATTATAAAATAAAAATCAAGGTAGGTGATATGATAAATTCATACGAAAATGAAAGCATTGATGAATATAAAAATAGAGTTTATAATATTATGAATAGAGAGTATAAAGAATTGAAAGTCTAGTTAAAACATAAGAATAATTTATGATAAATGTAATTCATTATATATTAATACCTTTCAAGATTATTTTATTTGTGATATTAATAATACTGGGAATTTATATTTTAAAACATACTAATGGTGATGGCAACATAACAACATTAATAATTGTATTTTATAAATTTGTAGTACATTATTTAATGTCTTATAATATTGAAATATCTGATGAAGATTATAATAAATATATGATATATCTTTATAGTGACGAAAAGTTTTTATGCGTTTTTAATCATATATCAACTGTTGATGGTTTTGCATTGCTTAGTACTTTTCCTAAAATAGGATTTGTTTTAAATAAACAAATTTTATTTGATTATATTAATTATGATGATATAGTTAATAACAAAGTTGGTGGAATATTTGTTGATCTAAAAAAGAAAACTAATGTTACATCTAAAATAAAAGAAGCAATTTATAATAGAAAAAGTGGTGGTAATATTTTATTTATATCACCATCAGCTGGTGAAATATCAGATGAAATAGGAAATATAGGTTATTTTACAAGAAAAGGAGCATTTATAAGTAAATCTAATATATTACCTATATTGATAAAATTACCTGATTATTCTATTATTTATAATATGAATAATGAAATACTATTTGAAAGTTTTACAAAATTATTTTTACCTGAAAATTATACAATAAAAATCAAAGTAGGTGATATGATAAATGCTTACGAAAATGAAAGCATTGAAGAATACCGAGATAGAGTTTATGAAATAATGAACCAACAGTATAAAGAAATGTGATATAATAATTATTAATGAAGGACGTTGGTATTATTGTTGCTGCAACTACAAATGGTGGAATTGGATATAAAAATTCATTACCATGGCATATACCAGAAGAGTTGAAGCTTTTTAGAAAAATAACTACAACAGTTGAGAATGATAAGAAATGCAATTGTATTATTATGGGTAAAAATACATGGCATTCTATACCCAAGAAACCTTTAAAAAATAGAGTAAATATTATTATTACCAGCAATGAATATGAAAAAATGAAAAAAAAAGTTGATAATGATGATAATATTATTGTTGTCAGAGATTTACATGACGCTATAAATCATTTAAATAGAACAGATTGTATTGAAAATGGATTCATAATTGGTGGAGCACAGCTTTACAATGACTGTTTAGAAAAAAACTTAGATAAAATTAAATATGTTTACATGAGTCTCATATTTGATAAAAATTATGAATGCGATAAATTTATAGAAACACGCCTAATTTATGACAATTTTATAATCAACAAAGATGATGTAATAACAACAGATAAATATATATCAATGAAAGGAATTAACAAACGGTTTCCTGTTATTATTGACGAACCCCCCGATTAGATAAGCAATTGGCATAATAAATTCTCTATATATATTGGTT